CGTTGATCATTCTACGAGAATTGAATAGGGCAGTCAATTCAAGGTTCCGATTGGAAGGAACGAAAGTGGTGGTAAAGAACATCATGCGTTAACAAGCGCAGATGTGGTTAGACAATGGGGACATAGTCAAGGGAAAATTCAGGTTGGTCAGAAATGGCAGAAACGGTGTAGGTGTTGAGCGTGTTCTGGCCGTTGGATGAGGTGATGCTGATGTTGTAAGAACCAGCGGGTAAGAAAACAGGTGTAGTGTCTGCACCGTTCGAATTGGCCAACAACTTGAAGACTGTGTTGGTTTGAACGTTGTTAACAAGTACACTAGTTAGGGAATCGACAACGGGGTCTCGAGTGATTTTGAGACCACCCAAATACAAGAAGGAAGGTCCGTTGGTGGTCACTTTACCCAAGACTTCGGCTGGTGAACCGATAGGAATGGGTCGAGCGGTGGTTATAAGGGGAGACGAAAATTGATCGGGTGGGTTGTTCGTAAATACGTTCGGATTGATCTGAGCGGTTTGGAATTCACAGACCCAATCGACGTAAAGGGAACCAGCCATGATGTCCGAGGTGATTGCTTCTCCGTTGAAGTTGAGAGGATCGGTAACTTGGATGACGTAGAAGTTACCTTGACGACTGAAACGTTCGTTTTGTTTATCAGCGCCAGTGTAGTAAAGTTGATCATCTGCACGGCGAGCAAGATCGATGGACATGGGATTGATGAAGTTGAACTGTTGGGAACCTGCTTGAGCAGTCGCTTGGCGAACCAGAGCGTCGGCGTCTGGGATGGTGGTAGGGTCATCGAGAGGATCAGTGTCTTGGTAGACAATGAGTTGACAAGCGATGGTCTTAGGGACGGCGGGAACCCACCGGAGTCTGAATTTCCGGAATCGGTAACGTTCCCAAAGGTTGGACATTTGGGTGAGACGGGTACCAGGAAAAGCGGACGGGCTGATCGAGTTAGACAAAAGGATGCGGTCGGCAGTGCTGTTAGGTGAAGATCGGACGGTGAGAGGGCCAAGGAAATCGGAACCTGCTTCAACGAACTTTCTCGCAATCATGGGGCGGTGAATCGCACCTTGGTTGGAGAGGCCGTTGGAGCCGGTTTGGATGTTTTGGCGTGTGGTAATGCGAGAACGGCGATTGCCGTTACGCTTCCCGTTACCGTTTCCGTTCTTACGGGTCTTATTCTTACGCATGCGTGGAGCCATGTTTAGAGATAATTAACCCCTAGCCGAAAATCGTTTGGACGATCGCAAAGACGCTGTTGCTAACACGGTGGGTGGGTTTGGAACTGGGCGTGGGTTTGTTACGTGGTGGAAGGGCAAACCATCGTTGGGTGTAAGAGGGCTTAGTCGGTTTACAAGTGCAAGTTCGGGGCATGTCGGGAAGTTTGGAAGGGGTTGGAGGTGCAAGCACGAATAACCCCTAACCGAACGTGTGCGAGAGGACCCCGAGAACGAGAGACGAAAGCTTCTTCTTGGGGCGAAGTTTAGTTTCCGTGTGGATGATCGGGATGCGCTTGCGTTTCGACTTGTCGATGGTGTGTGAATCGCCGAGGTCACGAACGCCGTCGGTTATGTGGGTGAGGGCGAGCATTTTAACGGTGCGAGTGAATGGGATCTCACCGCGGGCGAAAGACTGGAGGAAGGACAAGAGAGAGTCGAAGTCGGCTGTGTTGTCGAGGGAACCGTTGTAATGGAAGGAGTTGATTTTCGCCATTTGAAGTCCAGCGCCGAGTCCGACATCCTTGAAAGTCACACCGATGGCATCGCGGTAAGTTCCGTAATCATCTTTGTTCAGATAGCCGCGCGTTAAGACTTTTCCCGCGATGCGAGGCAAATCGAAAGCGCAACCTTGTTTGTTGATGATAAAAGAAACGAAATTCCCGGATGGGCCAGATGCAGGTTTGAATTTCCAATTGCATTCAGATGCGTACTGTTTGAGCTTCTCCATGTCGAAAGATACGTCTGGACCACGTGCGAGAGAGTCGTCTCCTTTGATGTACAGTTTGCGGTAGTCTTTCATGATGTCCATGCACACGGCCATGTTGAAGAGGCAGTTGTCGATGAGTGTGTGAG